CTGCACAACGCTTGTAAGCGTTGGGGTTCGCAATGAAGTACGGGTTCACTACCACTTTGCCCGTTTCTTTGTGCGTGAACATAGCACTTGGCAAGCGCACGGCTTTCTTTGCGATAGCACGCAGTTGTTTGTTGGTCATTTCTATTTCTCCCTTATGTATGTGTAGTTCGGCTACACGCCGTGTTCCAAAGAACAGTTGAGCGCACCAGCAATCATACGAAATACTAGATGCGCTCTCAGCACTTTGGATTATCTGCTGATAAAGTTGGTACGAACCAACTTTGGGTCAAGTCGTCAACGACGACTAAGCAAGCAACTCAATAATCTTATTCAGGTTGCCATTCGCTTTCTTGTGCGCCTTGATGAAATCACCAATGGACACACGCTTGCTCTTCACTTTCGCAGACACGACAACACGCGCACGCTTGCCTGACTTCTGCTTGCGTGGTGCTGACGCATACATGGCGTTGAGCGAAGAGAACTTCTTGCTCGTATTCCACTTAGCGCAAGACACAGCCTTGTTCAGGTCGCTCTTGTCCATCTTCACGCCACTCTTAGCGAGCGTCTTGATGATGTCTGCCTGACGGATACCAGAGATGACCACCAAACGACCGAGTGCCAACCATTCAGTTAGCACCTTGCCTTGTTGGGCAACAATGGACTTGCCGAGCGCCACAGCCTGACGGTTCGCATCTGCGAACTGCTTTGCTGTGACCTTGCTCTCGTTGTTCTTCTTCTTCATGTTATTGCCAGCCTTTCATGCTGTATTAGTTTGTTGACTGTGTACGACAGTTAGCGTGAGCACTCATTTGACTGAATAGCCCCCGACACGAAAGTTGGTACGAACCAACTTTCGCATCAAGCGTCATTCACTCACTAACGCAACGCATCGGCAATAGCACGCAACACCTCATCATTCATCGCACGCTCATCATCAATAACACCACGCAACAATTCATTCATCGCATCAACACGACGCATAGCATCACGATGACGCTCACGCCGTTGCTCATCAGTAGTCATAGCCACTCACCACACCAACAGGTTGAGCCGTTTGCTCGTGGTTGCCCTGTTGTTCCTTTCACTACTGTTGTGTGGTGGTTTGTGCCATTGGTGTTTGTTGGTGTGTTGGCGTGTTTGGTGGGGGGTTCGTACACAGGTAGGGGCATACGGGGGGGTGGCGCCCAGTTTATGTATGGATGGCTCCTGCTTGTGGCGAGAGCGTTATCGTGTATAGGCTATAGTGACGCAGGTCACATCAAAATGGATGGGTTAACAGTCCCATTTACGCAAAGCCAAAGCCTTACGAGTCGGTTTGCCATTAGGCTTCTTCATTGGACCCGGCATGCCACCCATGCGAGCGCAAAACGATTTACGGCGAGCAGCCTTCTTAGGAGAACTGGCTGCAGCCTTTGCTGACACTGGCGCTTTAAGGGTGCCACCTGTCTGCGCCTTGTACGACGCACGACCCTTAGCGTTCAAACCACCCTTAGGGTTCTTACCTTCTTTGCGTTGCCATGCCGCAGTCTTAGCCACGACGACTCCGTGACACCGCAGCATTATCTACAAGGTTAGGATAACGACGACCAGCAGCCTTAGCCCGACGACGAGCCTCTGCCTTTTGGGCAGCAGTAAGAGTCTTGCTGTTCTTCTTCGGATTAGGTGTATTCCAAAATGCTTTTGCCACTGCTATTCCCCTTGACTTGTGTACGCCTTAGCACCCCCAACCCTTACGGGTTGTGGTGCGTCTTGCTCTTTTCGCTTCCCCCCCTATAATCCCCCCCAAACGCTACATGTGTAGTCAACCAACCACTCACAGCGTTCACAAGTAGCAACAGGGACAAACAGTAGATGGAAGAAGTAACGCTTACTGCACCTCAACACCGATATGTGGATTGGTTGTGCACTGCTCCTTCGGAGCGTGTACCGACGACGAAGAAGGCTATGGCCGCAGAGTTGGGTGTTGATATTACGACTCTTCGTCGTTGGGAGAAGCGTCCTGCTTTCAAACAGGTTTGGCAGGGTCAGGTTGACGAGTTGCAAGGTTCGCCTGAGCGTACACAACTGTTGTTGGACACTTTGTATGACAAGGCTGTGGGTGGGGATGTGAAGTCGGCTCAGTTGTATTTGCAGGCTACGAACCGTATGGCTCCGCCTACGGTTGAGTTAAAGACTGAGCGTCGGGTGGCTGAGTTGTCGGATTCGGATTTGGATGAGTTGATTGCTGCTATGGCTAGGCGTGAGCGTGATAGCCGTACGTTGAAGGTGGTGTGATGGTTTCTACGAATGATGCGATGTATACGGCTTTGATGGCCATGTATCCAGAGGCGGGGGATACGTTGGGTGATTTGTTGTATGCGCATTGGTCGGCTACTGGTTTGCAATATCGTGGTTCGTTGCAGTTTGATTACTATGTGACGCAAGGTGCTTCTGGTTCTACGTGGGGTGATGTGGCTAATGCATTTTGGAATGATGGCGATTTTGTTGTTTCTAACTTGGAGTTGGAGACAGGTAGCGATTTGCTCCTAGAAGATGGAGGGTTCGTTTTGATGGAGGCTGGCAATGGCTGACCTAAAGATTTCACAACTGACAGCACTTTTGGGTGCTGGTGCGGCTGACACCGATGTTGTTCCTGTTGTTGACGTAAGTGCGACCACAACGAAGAAGATTACTTTGTCTGAGTTGGTGGAGTATATTGTGAATAATGGTGTGTTTGATGGGGCTGTTCAGGCTTTGGCTCCTTCGGTGGATTTCACCGATGTTGATAATGTGTTAAGCAATGCAGTGTTTTCGTAAAAGGTAGCAACAGGTCTAAGGAGTAGGTATGGCAACTTTCAGCAAATTAGCGTTACGACCAGCAGGTGGTTCAACAGCGGGTACGGGCTTGGGTATTAAGGTTGCCGCTACAAGCGGCACGGGTACCGCAATTCATACAGCGGATACTACACCCACAACTATTGATGAAGTGTGGCTGTATGCAGTGAACACTTCAACTTCTTCGGTGAAGTTGACGGTTCAGTTTGGTGGAACTACTGCTGTTGATAACGATATTGAGGTCACGGTGTTGCCTGAGGCTGGTTTGGTGACGATAATCCCCGGGTTGCCCATTCAGGGTAATGCAACAGCAAAAGTTGTTCGTGCGTTTGCTGCTACGGCTGATGTTGTTGTGTTGTACGGGTTTGTCAATAGAATTACGGTTTAACAATGGCTCTCACGGGTTATGTTTCAGGTCTGGTTATCCAATCTGTTCCTACGAAAGGCGTTATGAAAGTAGATAGATTTACTGCTGACGGTACCTTCACTCCGCCTGCTGGTGTCACTTATGCGGTGGCACACATACAGGCAGGAGGCGGCGGAAACGGCAAAACAGGTGGTGGCGCAGGCGGTAATAGTTCGGTTGCGTTCGCAAGCGGAACGATTACCGCAACGGGTGGTGCAGCGGCGAACTCAAACATTCAAGTTTCTTACGCAAATGCGGTTGCGGGCGCAACCAACAGCGGTCAAGGCGCAACAGGTTCTCTTTTTAGACAGGAAACGCATTTATCAGAAGGTGCCGTCATCACTGGTGGCAACGGTGCATACATTGTCGCAGGTGGCGCAGTCACCGCAGGCGTAGGAATCGCTGTCACCGTTGGCGGACCCGGCACAGCAGGCACAAACGGCGCAGCAGGCGGTAGCGGTTATGTGTGGATTGAGTACCTAGCATGAGCGAACGGACAGTTGCCCATGTTGCGCCGAATACGACTGATGGTGTTGTGGTGAATATTTCTGTGAAGTCTGCGGATTGGGTGAATGATGACCCGACGCATCTCATTGAATACACCGATGAAGCACCTGCGGCTATCGGTTGGGCTGTGAAGAACGGTGTTGTCATCGTTCCACCACCACCTCCTGAGCCTGACGAAGGGGAGTAGTTGTGGCTGGTCGCCGTGTGTTGGGTTATGTGTCGTCGTGGAACACGGTGCTTGCTGGGCTTGCCGAGTACGGCATAGCGACTGGTGGCACTCCATCAGCGATTACAGTTGGCGGTCAGTCGTACACGCTGCTGACTTTTACAGCGACAGGCACTTTGACGGTGACGAAGGCTGGTCTGTTTGATGTTCTCGGTGGTGGCGGTGGCGGGTCAGGAAGTCGCTCCGAAGGTGGTGGTGGTGGTGGTGGTGCAGGTTCTATTTGGGAAACCACCATTTATCTAGACGCAAACCAGACGGTCACTATTGGCGGTGGTGGTACGAAGAACACTGGTCACCAAGGTAGAGCAGGGCTTAGTGGTAGCGCTTCTGTTGTCGGAACTAAATACACTGCAGTCGGTGGTGGTGCTGGCGGTTCGCAAGATAGTCCAGTGGGGCTTAGCGGTGGAAGCGGTGGCGGCGCTTCCTATGGCTTCACGGCCAGTGCCCTAACGATAGGGCGAAGTATTGACGGATTCGGTTTCAACGGTGGTCAAGTTGGCACAAGTTCGTACCCGAACGGTAGCGGTGGTGGTGGCGGTGGTGCTGGTGCGGTTGGTGGAAACGGCTCAGTCAATAACGGTGGTGCTGGCGGAGCAGGTAAAGACATTTCTGCGTTTCGTGGCGAAGTTGCCACTACCACTATTCGTGGTGGTGGTGGCGGAGGTGGTTCTACGGGTGGTAGCGGTGGTGCGGCTGGTTCAGGTGGTGGCACGGCTGGTATGTCTTCTACAGACGCAGCCGCAAACACGGCAAGCGGTGGCGGTGGCGGAGACATCTCTGGCTCTCAAGGTGCTGGTGGTAGCGGTTTCGTTCTCGTAAGGTTCAAGGTCTAACTATGGCACATTTCGCTTTGATTGAGAATGGGTGCGTGAATCGGGTAATCGTTGTGTCAAACGATGACTGTGGTGGCGGTGACTTCCCAGCATCAGAAGCAGTCGGGCAGGCGTTTATCGCATCACTCGGACTCGCTGGCGTATGGAAGCAAACTTCGTACAACGGCAACTTTCGTGGCACATACGCAGGTCCCGGTATGTCTTATGATGCTGACTTAGATGAGTTCGTAACACCACCAACAGAAAGCGACACCGATGAAACTGAACTGTAAACACAAAGCCGCACTCCAGTCCTACGCCCGTAGCGTCGTCGGAGCAGTAGTCGCAGTCGCAGCCACGGGCAACTATGCGCCA